AAATACTACAATGAAAAAACAAACTATATCTGAAGAGTTCAAAAGAATGCAAAAGTTGGCCGGTTTAATTAAAGAAGCTTCTGTTAATAATAAAGGAGAATTAGAAGATTTTAATTTTGAGGATGATTTAGCAGTAAAATATACCCCTGAATATTATCAAAATGAAGAAAATTATAAATTTTTTTATTGTGAAAAAGGATTAGCAGATGGCTTTGATGCTAAGGATAACAAAAAAGTAAAATACGTTATAGGATATTCTAATTTTATTGACCTCCCAGATAATAAAAAATGGATTTTAAGTATGCCTGATCCAAAAACTGAATTAGAAAAAGAAATTCCTGGTTTAATACTTGATCCTGAAGGATGTAGTGATGCTGAATTTGAAGTAATAGGGTATATATATTCTAAAAGTGGAAAAGATATTGAAACAGAATATACTGAAGATGAATTATATGATGTGTTTTATGATTCATTAGGAGCTTAAATTTATTTAAATAAAAAGGTTATGAAAATAGATAAACATACTTGGGCACTATGGCTTAAATTAAGCCAAATTTATGAATATGAAGATTATAATCTTCAAACTCATAATTATTTACAAATGAATTCTTTATTTAAAGAACTTAAATGGATCCGAAAAAATAAACAAAAATATTCTGAAGAAGAATTAATTAAAAGATTTGATAATTTTGTAGAAAATCTTTAAATTTTTTATATATTTACTTAAATAAAAGTTATGCAAAATGTTATTATAAGCGATACAGATAGTGTTTATATAGGATTACGCCCTATCCTAGAACATATGAAATCTCAAGGTATTGAAATTAATGATACTAATAAAAATGAGATTATATTAAAATTAGCGAATCAAATACAAGATGAAGCAAATAATAATCTTAACACAATGTGTAAAGATTTATTCAACATTGACTCTACTAAACATTACTTCCAGTTAAAACAAGAAGTAATTGCTAAAAGTATTTTAGTTACAGGTAAAAGAAGATATGCAATGTATGTTACTAATAAGGAAGGTGTTGCTGTTGAAGAACTAGATATGAAAGGACTTGAACTAATGAAGTCCAATATGAATAAACGATTTAAAAAGTTTGGTGAGGATTTTATTAAAGATGTTTTGTTTGGTAAAGATAAATCAGAAATTGATAAATCAATACTTGACTTCTATAAGTCATTAAAAACAATAGATCCCCGAGAATTAGGTAAGCCTACTGGAGTTAAACAAATAAGTTCATATACTACACCATCTCGCGCAGGTGAAATGTTTAGCACGTTTAAACTAAAAGCTCCCGCTAATACTAAAGCAGCTGTTCGTTATAATGACTTATTAAAGTTTAAACGTTTTGATAAACAGTATGAATCCATAATTGAAGGTGATAAAATCTTTATTATCAATTTAAAGGCCAACCCATACAAACTAGAGACAATAGGATTACCAAATGCTAAGGTGCCTGAAGATATAGAGAAATTTGTTAAGACATATATTGATGTAGATGAGATTTTTGAGTCTATGATTTTAAATAAGTTAAAAGAGTTGTATAAAGATCTTTCTTGGGATTTTCCACCACTAAATGAAAATGTTAATAAATTTTTCTCATTCTCATAATATTTATTAACACATAAAACACTACAATTATGAAACTAGTAAATTCTTGGACATCAACTAGAAAACAAAAAGACAAATTCGAATTCACACTTCGTATTGGTAAATTAACTGTTTTCGAAATTAGTATGGACATATCATCAAAAACAACAAAACTGATATTCTTAAACATAGGAATGCAGTCTTAAGCTTGGCTTAGTAAAAAGGTTTTATTATATTAAGGTTATATGACAAAATTAGAGTTACAATCTATTATTGAAAAATATCATCTTGACGGTCTAGTAGAGAACGTCAAATGGGTAATAAACAAAGATAAAACATTATCAATTGATTTCATGTCTCCGACAAAAGAAATGATTGGTAATGTTTCTATTCCTCATTTCCCATTACCTGAATCTCAAATAGGTATTAATAACACATCACAACTAGATAAATTATTATCTATTACTGATGGTGATTTGTATTTAGATTATACTAAGGAACAAAAAGTAATTACAAAACTACTTATTTCAGATAAACAATTTAATCTGAATTATGCTTTAGCAGATACATTAACTGTTCCTAAAGCAGGTAAGTATAATGGTCCTGAAGTATATGATCTTGAAATAGAATTATTACCAGAACATATAACAGCACTTATTAAAGCTAAAAATGCTTTAAGTAATAGTGAAAACGTACTTATATATGCTCTTAGTTCTTTAGGTGGTGGTTATCAATTAGATTTTATATTTGGTGGTGATATTGAATATTCTAATAAAATCACATATGTTATAAAAGATTTTCTAGTATCACCAGGTTTAGAATTTAAACTTACTTATAATTCAGAATTATTAAAATCTATTTTGGCTTGTAATAAAGGAGCTGAATCAAGTAAGTTATATATGAGTTCACAAGGTATTATGAAACTAACATTCAATCATGAATTAGGTTTAAATAGTACTTATTATGTTGTATCAAAATCACAATAAGTTATAAAATAAATTAGTTATGCAAGAAGAAAAAGAAGCGTTATCCTCATTGACCCTTATCAAAGACCCACTTATCGAACCTTATTTTATAGGTAAAGATAGCAGCAGCTATACAATCTATGAATCATTAAAAATAGGTAATAATAATAAAGGTCGTGGTCGTAAAACCCGAACTAAAGAAGGTATCAAATCAGTATCATTCCATACTACATTTGGTGCTTGTCTATCAGCGATAGCTAAATTAAAAATAGATAATCGCCCAGTATACAATTCAATCTCAGAATATGTTACTGAATGGAAAAGAGTAAAAGAAGAAATTAGTCAAATAGTAAACCCAGAGTTATGAAACAATTAAAAGCAACATTTAACGCAGTTATAGTTAAGCCTCGAGAAGAAAATGAGGCAATGTATGGTAACATTGTAGTACCAGATTTAGGTAAAGAAAAAGCACTTATTGGTACAATTGTATCTGTAGGTCCAGGACAACCATCAGTTATGAATGGAGAACTTATTCCTACAGTAATGAAAGTAGGAATGGAAGTAATGCTTCCACCTCTAGGCCCTAACAAAATAGAATTAGAAGGCCAAGAATATTGGGTGTGTCCTGAAAATCAGGTACTAGCAATTATAGAAGATACAGAACAAAATCAAATTGAATTAGAAATCACTAATAAATAAATATGAGTAAAATTATAGAATTCGGACCCGAAGCAAGAAAAAAATTAGTAACAGGTATTGATAAACTAGCAAATGCAGTTACATCAACATTAGGACCTAATGGTCGAAATGTTGTTATTTCAAATAATCAAGGCTACCCACAGTCTACAAAAGATGGTGTGACTGTAGCTAAAAGCATTTCACTTGAAGATCCAATTGAAGAATTAGGTGTACAACTTGTTAAACAAGCTGCTATTAAAACAGCTGATGGAGCAGGTGATGGTACAACAACTTCAACATTGTTGGCTCAAGAAATGGTTAAATCAGGTCTAACTCACCTAAACAATGATGCTAACGCGGTTAGAATCAAGCGTGACATTGATAAAGCAGTTAAAGAAGTAGTAACTGAACTTCGTAAAAACATATCTGAAGATATTAGTTCTGAAGATCAATTAAAACAAATTGCTACTATTTCAGCAAATAATGATCCTGAAGTAGGTGAATTAATTGCAACTGCAATGCAAAAAGTAGGTCGTGAGGGTGTTGTTTATATTGAAGAAGCAAAATCTGAAGACACATATCTTGAAACAGTAGAAGGTATGCAATTTGATAGAGGTTACAAATCACACTTCTTTGTAACTGATAACAATTCAATGACTTGTACTTTAGAGAATCCATACATTTTAATTGCTGATAAAAAATTCCAATCAGTAAAAGAATTGTTACCAATTCTAGAAGGTGTAGGTAGTCAGTCTCGTCCTTTACTTATCATAGCAGAAGATATTGATGGTGAAGCTTTAGCAACATTGATTGTAAATAAAATGAGAGGCACAATTAAAGTATGTGCTGTTAAAGCGCCTGACTTTGGTGATCGTAGAAAACTTGTTTTAGATGATATTGCTATTTTAACAGGAGGTCAAGTATTTAGTACTGATAAAGGCATGAAACTTGATAAATTCAGTTGGGACTGGTTTGGTCAAGCTCGCCTAGTAACTGTAAATAAAGACCAAACAACAATAGTTGATGGAAAAGGACAATCTGAAGGAATACAAACACGTATTGAAGAACTTCAACAACAAATCGAAAAAGCAAAGACCCCTTACGAACAAGAAAAACTACAAGAAAGATTGGCGAAATTCGTCGGAGGAGTAGCTATAATTTATGTAGGTGGTAATACTGAAACCGAGATTAAAGAAAAGAAAGATCGTGTAGATGATGCGCTTCAAGCCACTAAAGCCGCTTTAGAAGAAGGTATTGTACCAGGAGGTGGAGCTGCTTTACTATATGCTCGTGAAGCCATTTCTAACAAAGACAGTATTGGTGGTGGAATTGTTTATAAAGCATGTTCAGCTCCATTTACAAAAATTCTTACTAACGCAGGATATGATCAATTAGAAATCTATAGCTTAATAAATAATTTTAATTCTAAAAATAATTGGTTAGGTTATAATTTAGATACTGAAACTTTTGTTAACATGAAAGAAGCAGGTATTATTGATCCATCAAAAGTAACTCGTACTGCTCTTGAAAATGCAGCATCAGTAGCAGGAACAATTCTATTAACAGAATGTACTGTAGTAGACAAGCCTGAAGATAAAAAGCAGGATGATATGATGGGCGGTATGGGAGGTATGTTTTAATGGCCACTCAAAAAATTGAAATATTAAATAGAGTTCCACCAGGTGACCGTTGGTCACCTGCTGGTACTAACACTCCAATTTTAGAATCACTAACAGAGGCTTTAGAATATATTTTTCAAGAAAATGGATATAAAGAATTTCATTTGTCTCCATTTCAAGGTAAAATTTATGCTGTTGTAGAGGCAGAAGATGTACCTACACCTCCTAAAAAGTATAATATTTACGGAGATAGATAATATGTATAATAAAACATATTTAACACAATGAATAAAGAATTCTATAAAATGCAGAAGTTGGCTGGTCTGATTACAGAAAGTCAAATTATTGAAAACCAAAATGATTTTTTTCAATCTTTAAAAAACTTTGTAATAGATTATCTTCAAGAAGGTGATCAAGATGTAGATGTTTCTAACGCTCAATCTTTTGATGAATTAAAACAAATTATTGATGATTATTGGGGTTGGGAAGATGAACAAACACTTTTGATGTTAGATAAGTTTATAAAGAGTTATTATGATAAAGACCAAATTATAGGTATGTTGGAAAGAGAAATTAGAAATAATCTATAATTATTTTTAAAACATATTTCAAATTAGGCTTGAGAAATCAGGCCTTTTTTAATATTTATAAACATGATAAAACTAACTGATCTATTAAAGGAAATTACTGAAGCCAAACAAGTAGGCGACTTGTATCATTTTACTCCTTTATCAAATCTAAAAAAAATCTTAGAGACTAGGTATATTTTTGCTAATGAAGAAGGATATGTATCTACTTCTATACGTCCAAATATGGAAACTAGTTATCTTCAAAACATGAAAACAAAATCAATAGCAAGATTGATGTTTGATGGAGATAAAATTAGTACCAAATATAAAATTCGCCCTTTTGCTTATGATGGAGCCTTTAACTCAGATGATCCTGAAGATTTAGGTGAAGAACAAATAATGATACCTGGTGATAGATTTAATTTTATTCCTTATCTTAAACGTATAGATATATTTCTAAATAAAAAAGAAACAGTAAATCCTAAAATACTTGAACTTTTAGAAAAAGCTAATATACCTTATAAAGTATATCAAGGTACACCTATATCTAACATTCCCTATAGCCAACCTAAAACTGGTAATCCTGAAGATATTAATATAGGAAATATTCCTGAAAAAAGAACATATACTAAAAAGGAAATGTATTATCCTAATATGAAAACAACTTTTATTAAGGTATATGCTAACCTAAATGTTTTAAAAAATACACTACCTACTCAAGATAAAGGAATACTAGCAGGTATATCCTCCGAATACCCAGATTATTATCTTATAGCAGATCGATCTGATTATAAAAATGACAGAGAATGGGTAAACTCAAAAGGTGAAAAATTAAACACTAAACTTATTCCTATGCCTATGTTTAATGACCCTAAATGGAGAGAAACATGGAAAAAAGTTATACCTCCTGACAATTATTTTAATGAAAGACTTACTAAAGATTCATATTATCTTATACCAAAAAATGAAGTAAATTAAATTAGGCTTGGGAAACCAGGCCTTCTTTGTTATATTATAGTTATATGAAAAAAAATAGTTTATTTGTAGAAAAATATAGAAGCCAAACATTAGAAGATTATGTTGGTAATGAACAACTAAAACAAATTATTGGTAAATATATTGAAACCAATGATGTTCAGCATCTTCTATTGTATGGTACACCTGGAACAGGTAAAACAACACTTGCTAAAATTATAGTTAATAATATTGACTGTGATTATCTATATATAAATGCATCAGACGAGAGAGGTATTGATACTATTAGAGATAAAGTACAAGGATTTGCTTCATCAGCTACTTTTAAATCACTTAAAGTTATTATTTTAGATGAGGCTGATTTCTTAACAATTCAAGCTCAAGCATCACTTAGAAATATTATTGAGACTTATTCACGTACTACTCGATTTATTTTAACCTGTAATTATCTTGAGCGTATTATTGATCCTCTTCAATCACGATGCCAGGTATTAAAAATTAATCCTCCATCTAAAAAAGAAACAGCACAACATGTAGCTAATATTTTAGATACAGAAGGTGTAAACTATGAAATATCTAATCTAGCATTAGTAGTTAATAAGTACTATCCTGATATTAGAAAGATACTTAATACATGCCAAACTAATATTATTGGAGATAATCTTAAAATAGATGAATCAATACTAACATCTAGTTATAAAGATAAATTACTTAAAGAGCTTAAATCACCTAATAAATCTACTTTCAAAAACATTAGACAGATAATTGCTGATTCTAATATTGATGATTTTGAAGATGTATTTAGATTCTTATATGATAGTATGGATGAGTATGTGAAAGATGATATGAATAAAGGGATTATTACCATTATTATAGAAGAGTATATGTTCCATGCTAATTTTAGAATAGACAAAGAAATCAATTTAATGGCATTAATTAGCAAAATTTTACAAACAATATGAATAACAAACAACAACAATTAAATGTCAACATTGACATTAAGGCTACTCAGCCTATTACAGCTCCAAATGGTAATCAAGTATTTACTGAGGGTGTAATTTTAAGAAAAGTATCTAAATTTGTAGCAGGTACACCTGAAGATGCAGTTATACCAGTACCTTGTTTCTTTGATCCAACAAACGGACAAGTACTAGTGGAAATGCTTCCTAAAGAATTAAGAGAAGAGTATGAAACGTACAACCAAGAAAGAAGTAAGTAAAAAAATGTCAATTTTTGACTGGTTGAAGGAAATAACCTACAACAAGTCACCATGGAATTCATTTACTGAGGAAGACAAAGAATCATTTAACCCATATATGATTCATCGCTTCCTCAGTATGAATCCTGATTATGTGGACTTTGTAAACACTGTACAAACAGTTCCATATACTAGTAAAGAAAGAATATATAATATATATTTATATACGATACCTAAAAAAGATATGTGGTTAAAGTATATTAAATCAAATAAAGCTAAAAAACAAGAAACACTGCTTAAGCACGTAGCTGCTTATTATGAATGTTCTCTAGGTGAGGCTGAAGAATATGTTGATATACTAGGTAATAATGGTGCGTTCACTATCTTAAAACAATTAGGTGTTGAAGATAAAGAAATTAAAAAGTTATTAAAATGAGGAGAGATAAAATAACAGAAGCAGTTATTGAAGATCTAAAATCTAGAAGTGAGCGTGGTATTAAAAAATATAACACCACTTTAGACCAAAATAACAAAGATGACTATATGAATCATCTTTATGAGGAATTGTTAGATGCAGCTCAATATGCTAAAAAAGAAATGTCTATTATTCCTATGATTCAGAAAATGATAGAAGAAAATCCTAATGATCAAGAATTAGGAATATTAATCAGAGAAACATTTAAAAAGTTTTGAATAAAACTCCAGATATAGTAAAATATATTCAGACTCATCCATTGACTGAAATTAATTATGCTTTTCAAAAAAGTATATCTTATAGTCAATTTTCTACTTTCACCGGCTGTCCTCTCAAATGGCAATTGCAATATAGAGAAGGATTAGATACATATCAATCTACCATCAATACTATTTTTGGTACAGCAATACATGAAGCTATCCAACATTATTTAACTACAATGTATGATGTTTCAACAGTAGCAGCGGATAATATAGATTTAGAAGAGTATTTTGAGGATAGATTCAGAACTATATACATGGATGTATATAATAAAAACAATAAAACTCATATTAGCAATGCTGTTGAGATGAGAGAATTCTTTGATGATGGGATTGCTATTTTAAATACTTTTAAGAAGAAAAAAGGTCAGTATTTTAATAAGAAAGGATGGCATTTAGTAAAATGTGAATTACCTCTTATATTAATTCCTAATAATAAAATATCAAATTTATACTATAAAGGGTATTTGGATTTAGTATTATATAATGAGAACACTAAAACATTTAGAATCATAGATATAAAAACATCTACTAAAGGATGGGACGCTAAAACTAAAAAAGACGAATTAAAACAATTCCAACTTATTATCTATAAGCATTATTTTAGTAAACTTTATAATATTCCTGAGGATGAAATTGAAGTTGAATTCTTTATAGTAAAAAGAAAAATATGGGAAAATAGTGATTATCCTCAAAGTCGTATTCAAGAGTTTGCTCCTCCAAGTGGTAAAATAAAAGTAAAAAAAGCAATGACCGCTTTTAGTAACTTTATAGAACAATGTTTTAATACAGATGGCTCATTTAAAGATACTAACCACCCATTCATTCCTAGTAAAAACTGCCAGTACTGTCCATTTAATGATAAAAAGGATTTATGTCCTAAGTAAATCCTATATATTTATATACAAAAATATAGTTATATGAAAAATCAACATACAACATCTGTTAAAATAGATGAATCGTTATGGGAAGATTTTAAAGTAAGTTGTGTTAAACATAAATTTTCTTTACAAAAGCTTGCCGAGCGCACAATTCATTTATATCTTACAGACGAAGAATTTAGAAAATCAATTC